TTAGCAGAAGGTGCTGAATTATGGGGTTCTCAAGTTTGTGCAAAATACAATTCTACCGAATACGCAGGTATTGAGTATCCAAACAGTTTGCCCACACAAGCTGACTAATGAAAGCTTGGTTATCTAAGGCTGCTGTTCAGTTAAGAGAACAAACTGATGACTGCTTCCCTGACAGGGATCGTAAAAGTGATGGATGGATTGCTTCTGTATCACACTTATCAAGAGCCCCAAAGTCCGATCACAACCCTGATGAAAAAACAGGATGTGTCAGAGGACTGGACATTTCTGCTGGGCTTTCTAACGATAAAAGGGTTTCAGCATATTTGGCAGATCAGATTAGATTGTATGGGAAACATCAAGGCCGTATCTCTTATGTAATCTTTGAGGAGAAAATAGCCTCACCTTTACTTGGTTGGAAATGGCGTAAATACAAAGGCATCAATAAACACAATCATCACATCCATATCAGCTTCAAAAAAGATCAAGACAAAAATTCAGAGTTCTTTGACATCCCACTACTAGGAGGCAAGTAAATGAAACTAACAAAGAAACACAAAGCAGCAATCAAGTCATACTTGAGAGCTGTTGCAGCTTCTGGAATAACTGTGGCTCTTGCCATTGTGGGAGATATAAAGCCTGAATACGCAATTCTGCTTGGTTCTTTAATCGCTCCACTAATCAAAGCCATTGATCCTACTTCTGCAAAAGAGGTTGATTATGGTATTGATGGCAAATGACACCCAACGATTGGGTTTCTATCGCCGTTGGCGGATGCGCCTTATTAACAAGTTTATTGCTGGGTCTGCGCTTTCTTATTAAAGGTTGGCTTAATGAACTTAGGCCTAATGGTGGCTCTAGCATGAAGGATCAAATAACAAGACTTGAACAGCGTGTCGATGATCTGTTTGTCTTAATCAGTAAGTCATAATTTTAATTATGGCGAACACACGCAAACCTTCTAAACGCAAAAAGATCAATAAGCGTATCGTTCGCCATTCTCCTGAGCCATTAAGTAAGATAGATCAGCATTACATGGCCTTACATGAGTGTTACAAAGCAGCCAGAAAAAGCGGATTTTCGCCAGAGCACGCTTTTTGGCTTATGACTGAAATGAAAACATTCCCAAATTGGATTGTAGGCGATGGCGGGATTATTCCTTCCATAGATCCAACTGACGATGAGGATGACGATTAAGCGATATCTGGTAATTTCAGATTTACAAATCCCATACCACCATGAAGCAGCCGTTAAGAATGTCATCAAGCTGGCAAGGCGTGAGAAATTTGATAGCGTTCTATGCGTTGGCGATGAGATTGACTTTCAAACCATTTCTCGATGGGCTGAGAAAACACCTTTGGCTTATCAGCAAACCCTTGATCAAGATCGCACAGCTACTCAAGAGATTCTTTGGTCATTAACTGAGAATGCTAAAGAAGCGCATATTGTTAGATCAAACCACACAGATCGGCTTTACAACACACTCCTAAAAGTTCCGGGCATGTTATCCCTGCCTGAGTTGCAATACGCAAAGTTCATGGATTTTGATAGTCTAGGCATAACTTTTCACAAATCATTTTATGAGTTCGAAAAAAATTGGATATTAGCGCATGGGGACGAAAGTAATGCAAATCCCAACGCAGGCTTGACTGCCCTAAATCTGGCTAAAAAGGTCGGTAAGAGCGTAGTTTGTGGGCATACCCATAAATTGGGTCTATCATCGTTTTCTGAGGGCTTAGGAGGCCAATACAGGACGATTTACGGCATAGAAACTGGAAACTTAATGAACAAAGCCAAAGCGTCTTACATAAAAGGGATCGCTAACTGGCAAATGGGCGTAGTCATTTTGGAGTGGGATGGCAAGAACATGACCCCAACCCTTATCCCGATCAACAAAGACGGAAGTTTTACAGCTCTTGGAAAGTCGTATGGAGTGTGAAACAGACTATCAGCCACGCACGATTGATGATCATATCGATGCAGTTGAGGCTCTCGGCTTTATCTAATCGTTATAAAACACGCCGACACTCAGGTAGATAATTAACTTGATTTAGGTCATCCTTTATGTATTCACAGAGAGCCTGTGGATATGTAGGGAGCGACATGAAACTAGATCTAAGCAGTAGAAATACAGCTTTAGAATACGCGGAGCGAGGATGGGCAGTTTTGCCATTATTGCCACGCAAAAAAGATCCGCACTTTGACTTGGCTCAAAGGGCTTATTTATCAGCTACAACTGACCAGAAACTTATTAACTTTTGGTTTGATTACGACGAGAAAATCAATCTTGGCATAGCCTGTTACCAATCAGGCTTAGTTGTGTTTGATATTGATTTCCGTAATGGTGGCAATATCGATGAACGATTTGCGCCAACTTACACAGTTAAAACTGGCGATGGATATCATCTTTATTACAAAGCAAATCAAACTGATGTTTTTGCTGGCAAACTTGAAACTGGGATTGACATTAAATGGAAAGGTTATGTGGCTGCTCCACCATCAGTTCATCCGTCAGGAGCAATCTATACAGTAATCGATGACAGAGATCCTGTCGTTCTGCCTAATGATCTAAGGGAGTGGGCAACGAAATGACGCTAAAAGAAGCTGGTCTAGTTTGGGTTGCATCAATGGTTGCAATTATCTGGGCTTATGGAATACATCAAAGCGCAAAGCAAACCCATTATTGGCGCGGTCGTAAAGACGGCTGGGATATGCACCGCAGGATGATAGAAAACAAAAATAATGCCGACAAATACTGAGCAGTTATTCGATGAGGTCATTACTACGATCCAACAGCGCGGAAGCGTCTATGGACATCCGTATTACAACCATAAACGAATTGCAGGCTTATGGTCTGCTTATCTCGACTTCCCAATCACACCACACCAAGCTGCATTATGTATGGCGTTGGTCAAGGTTTCTAGGCTTAGTGAAACCCCAGATCATGAGGACAGTATCAAAGACTTCATCGCCTATGGATCTGTCTATAAAACTGTGCTTGATGCCGTCAAAGACGAAAACTGGGAGGATTAACAATGTTTAATTTACAGGACTATGAAACTGTTGAAAGTAGATTGGAGAAGTGGCATGACAAATTCCCAGATTCCAGAGTGGAAACAGAGCTTATCGAGGCATCAAACACTCGATTCGTTGTATTTGCTAAATTATTCAAAACAGAGGCAGACCCCAAGCCATGTGCAACTGGTCTTGCTTTTGAAACGATTACAGAAAAGGGTGTTAATAGCACTTCTGCATTGGAAAATTGTGAAACTTCAGCGATCGGTCGTGCGCTTGCAAATGCTGGTTTCGCAGCTAAAGGAAAGAGAGCTTCAAGAGAGGAAATGGCAAAGGTAGTCAATCCTGCGCCAAGTTCTTTCAAAAACAAGCTAGAAGCCAAGCAAAACATCTACGGAAAGTCCGGGAGGTCTGCTGCAATTGAAACTGCACTTCGTAGTTCATTTGAAGCTGATAAAGATGTTGCTCCAGTTGCATGGACTGTTGGAGATGTGGTCGATCAAATTGGCGCATCAACGCCTAATGAACCTCCTGCTTGTGAGCATGGGCATATTCTTAAGGAAGGTATATCTAAAGGAGGTAAGCCTTATTATGGTTATGTATGTAAAGCAAAACAATGCGATGCCAAATGGGCAAAACTTACAGCTAACGGGAAATGGTATTTTGAAGGGGGTGAATAATGGGTGAATTACAGATAATCGATGGCTCTGGTCTAACTGCTACTTTTACAGATGCAGGAGTTACAGTCGAGCCATCAACAGTTGTATGCGATAACTGCAACGATGACAGATTACTTCATGAGGGCGATCTGCTTCGATGCTATTCCTGCCATTCAATAAATCGGATTCCTTAAATGCCGAATTACGATTACATGTGCGACAAAGAGGGAACGCTGATTGTATTGGATTTATCAATGGATCATAAAATCCCTCTTTGTCAAGCATGTGGCCTTGAATTAAGGCGTGTCTATACAGCTGTGCCAGCAATCTTCAAGGGATCTGGATGGGCTGGTAAAAGTGGTTAAGTTCAAATGTAATGGTTGTTCAGGTAATACTGAATTCGTTTGGCTTGATGGTTACGCAGAAGCTAGAGGATTTAGAGTTTATCAATGTCTTAAGTGTGGCTGCACCGGAACAAAGAACTTAGCAGAAGCAACTGACACTCAAGAGCCTGTTATTCGATGCACTAAATGCGGATCATGGCAGTTTGTAGATCAGGTCTGTCATACATGCGAATTGATTGCAACTAAACAATAAGCGTGCGACACGCGATAATTCTATTTGATTTGGAGTAATGTGATACCCTTAAACGCAAATTCGCTTTCAGAGCGAAAGGGCGATCTGCGAAGCAGAAAGATCGCAAGGTTTGGTTTGGTGATATCTCTGTTCATTGCCTTGAACATAGCCTTTCTAAAAGATGATTCCGTAGCTGCTAATACGACAAACCATTACAGACAATGGGCTTTCATACAGCTTAATAACTTAGATGAGTTTTACTGTTTAGATGAATTATATTTCAGAGAATCAAGATGGAATCCTTTAGCACACAACAATGGTCATTATGGTATTCCTCAAGGTAAGAGCAAATATCTACTAAAGGCTAATGGGTTTAAGCAGGTAGAATGGGGAATCAAATATAATCTCAATCGTTATGGATCTATGTGTAAAGCGTTAGATCACTTCAAGACAAAGGGATGGCATTGAGTAGATCAGCTTTAAGAGATAGTGGATCGACTAGACAATGGCGAAATATTCGAGAAAGAATTCTTAGGAGAGATGGCTATATCTGTCAATACTGTGGGCAAGAAGCAGATACAGTTGATCATGTGATTCCAAGACGGCTAGGCGGATTAGATAGTGATGATAATTTAGTTGCAAGTTGCAAACGATGTAATTTATCGAAGGGTGGGCGGTTTTTTGTGAGCAAGAGAACACCACCGACCCCCCGTTCCTTTTCTAACCCACAAAACACCTCAATTGGGCATGAACCAACTGGATCAGCTTGATAGACCTTA